ACACATTAGCAACCCGTGTTGGTCGTGTTATCGGTGCTGGTTCTTTAACAGGTTCCGGTGTTTGGACATTCACAGCAGGTGGTACACTAACAGTTACAGCGCCAACAACATTGTACGCACTATAATAGTTAATTCTCAGGGATGGGAAGCATTAAAGGACCTTCGGGTCCTTTTTTGTTAAGTACAAATATATAAATAAATGTAATAGGCAAACAACCAGGCACTTAAATTAGGCACATGTCCTACGGGAACTTGACCAATACGGAGTAACTGGATGCCCTCTCAAGCAGAACGACTAGCTATAGTCGAAACGAAAGTAGTAAACATAGAAGACAAAATTGACGCTATAAAAGTAGACGTCAAAGATCTACATGATTGTTTAGACAATACTCGAGACCTTCTCGATGCAAAGCTAGACCAAATGATGCTCGAATACAGAGAAAATCGAGATCGTTACTATCAAGTGCTTGAAGATAACAAAACTGATGCTGAACTAGCTCACGCAAGTCTAGCAGCTAAAATATCAAACTTAGAAAAACTCAAAATAAAAGTAACCATCGGAGTAGTCGCTGTCATTGCTTTTATAGCAGGTACTGGATACTTAACTCTTGAGCAGATAGCTAAAATTGTAGTTAAACTTAGCTAACTCATACCCATACGACTAGAATTATCAGAGTAGTTAAATACTCTGATGATTTACAAACTTTATACGCTAGCAGATATTACAGAAACTGGGCAATATAGGTCAAGATCTGATCTCGAACGACTACAGCAACAGAACTTTGATACAGTAATCCAGACAATTGGATTAGCTGGTAACATTGATACTTACAAAAAACCAGAAATAACTAACGGTGATATATTTGGAAACAAAGATCTTCGATGCTGGTATTTTGAATGGACAATGGAACGAGAACAAGTGTTTGAACACTTAGGAGACGAACTATTTAGACTTAAAGAATTGTTTGAATTTGTTCCTATAATAGTAAATCTTACTGAATCTGTATCTTTCGAAAAACCCATGTTTAACCTTGGCCGAAATATCATTTTTGATTTTATGCCATAAATATACTAATGCTATTAAGAGAATTTAAACTAGACAGTCTTGTAGGATCAGCAGTTCAGTTTCATGATCAGTTGAATCCAAAGCTTTGGCGCGGCCGAGAGCTTGACCCTAAGGTTCGATTTAAATTACTTAAGATAGCTAAACATTTTATTGATTTTATTAACATACCTAGTATTAGACTTAGAGATATTACAATATCTGGATCTAATGCTGCTTATACATATACAGCAACATCGGATATAGATTTACATCTAGTAGTTGACATACCTCGTGCTGCCGAGTATCATTTAAAGCCTTTATTTGATGCTAAAAAGAATCAATATAACTTTAACCATGATGTTAAAATACACGGTATAGATGTAGAAGTTTATGTACAACCTAGCACAGATAAGCATCATAGTGCTGGCATATATAGTGTATTAGATAATGAATGGCTCAGCGCACCCAAGGCAGAAAAGGCCAACATTGATGGTAGTGATGTAGAGCTTAAAGTTAAAAGTTATCTTAATAAAATTAAAATGGCACTTAGAACTAGAGACCTTGATGCTGCAAATGCTATCAAAGACGAAATAGGCAAATTAAGAAAAAGTGGATTAGATCGTGCTGGAGAGTTTTCAGTAGAAAATATAGCATTTAAAGTATTACGTGCTAAAGGTTATATAGATCAATTACGCCAACATATTTACGATTTAGAGGACGAGGCCCTTAGCCTGGAGAACATGTATGAAACGCAACGAAATCATAGTATACGAACATAAGAAAGGCGTAAGAGCCGTCAAATATAACAAGAAGCCTCAAACTACTATTGAGCCTCCTAAGCCTCGTAACCCTGTAGCTAAGAATGCTGGTGCAGCAATCGGCGGCGGTGCAGCTGGCGCCCACACTGATAAAAAGAAAGCTGCTAAGAGCGGTGAAGTAAAACACAAGGCAAAAGCATTAGATATGGCAGAAGGATACAACCCTAACAGTGCTAGTGCTGAACATCGTCGTAGCCTAGACGATCATACACGTCAAACATTAAAAGCAAAAGCAGAAGCACCGGATGCTACTGACCGAGATAAAGAACGATATCAAAATTATCTAGACAGAAAAGAACAAATGCGTAGAGACTACGATGCTCGTATGGAACGCGAAGCGATTGAACAAGAAGGATCATACAACAGTCGTAATCCAGATTTAATGAGCCCTAATGATTACGATCGTTATCAACAAGATCAAATGGACTATGACAAACGTTCTTTTAAACGTGCAGAATTACAGCACGAGTTAGGGCACGAAGACGATCCCGACTTTGAGCGCAAGATGCGTCAGCAACAGATGGATAGAGATCGAGGACCGTGGTTTATTAAAATTAACGGTAAAATTTTAAAAGTTAAAGGTGAACCAAAAGTATTTGACTGGAAGAAAGGTGCTAACAACTACGCTCTAGCTGTATTAAAGAACAAGCCAGAGTTACAGGGTAAAATCATGCTAACCAAAAAAGGTGAAGATGATGTAGCAGAAGCCGGACAAGAAGTAGGAACTATCAGTAAAGTAGATCCTATGACTAAGAAAGCTACAGTAACTAAGTCAGACGGGTCTAGCATGGAAATTGATAGTTCAGCTCTTAAACCTACTCCAGACGGCAAAATGCAAATGGACGTACCTGACTCAGATGAAATGAAATCGGGCACTAAAGTTGTTAGTACAGAAGGTGCTACAGAAGAAGAAATGATGGCACCTCCTACAGATAGTTCAAGTCCAATTCCAGGCGATAACGACCACGATGAGATCAGCAAACTATTAGTTAAAAGATTACGTAGGCTAGCAGGGCTATGAAACTAAAAGATGTTCTACATCAGTTCGAGATTTACACTAACAACGAAGAAGATAAGTTGTTAGAAGAGCTAACTTACGCTCGTCCTTTAAGTAGTTTTGACGAGCGAGACCAGTTCACAATCGAAGGGTTGATCCGTAAAAGTTTGGTAATTAAGATAGGAGAGATTAATCCTAGAGTAATTGCTAATGACCGCTAAAGATTTAGAAAGATTTATCACAGAAGAAATTAAACGAGAAATACCCCTAGTGGTTGTTTCTAATAGTTTATTGTTTTATAAAGATATTAAGATTAAACAATTAAAGTCAGGTAACTGGTGTTTGTTTAGTAAAACAGGGGATAAAATAGCCGAGTTTAGAATGCGTAGTACCGCTAGTCTAGCAGCTAAGTTTTATCACAAAACAGATTTTAAAAACTATAACTGGGTAAAAATAATAGATTTTGAATACTGGCATAACTACACGGACGCAGAAATCTTTCAATATCGTAAAAAGCATACTAAAGACTTTGACAGACGTGATACCTTTACAGCTAGGTACGAAATGGCAAAGTCTAAAGCAGATCATTACAAGCAAGAAATAACCTCATTGTTTAAGGTTAACTTTTGATAAATAAAAATAACAGTCTTTTAGGGATTATTTTAAAATGCAAATCAAAGAATTAGCACATCCAAAAACGAGCCGAGCACTCAATGAAAGTGTTGCACAAAAATTTGGCTATAAACTAAATTTAAATAGTTTCACTATGGAACAGCTACGTGCTGCTAGAGATAAAATTACTCGCCAGCTTGCTGAATTTGAAACCAGTAGAAACTATGATGCTGTCTATGAAAGCAACGCTTATCAACGTGATCGTGCCCTATTAGACGTAATTACAGTAGCAATTTCAGAGCGTACACTTTCCCCAGGCGAAGAATCAAAGAAAGAAAAGTATGTTAAGGGAATGAAAAAGAAGTCAGGCGAATTTAAAAAGCGTTATGGCGAAAAAGGCGACGAAGTAATGCATGCCACAGCCACTAAAATGGCTAAGAAAGAAAGTATTGAAGAGGCAATGGAAGTGTTACGCTCTGTTCTTTCAGAAAGAACTCTAACAGAAGGCGAAGAAGAAAAGGCCGCTCTAATTATGAGCGCAAGAGATATGGTTGACAAGATTACAGGTTGGCTAGAAGATGTAGCTAGCATGAAGTCCGAGACTATGTTAGAATTAGTAGACTCTATAAGAGACGAACTAGGCAGTGAAGTCAGTGCTCAATTTTCAGGCAAGACAAAACCGGCACTAGATGAATTATACACAGCACTAGAAACAAGCAGAACCACAATGGCGCAGGCAGTAGCAATCCTAACTGGTGAAGAAGCACCAGGAATGGGCGCAGAGTCTCCAGAAGGTATGCCAGCAGAGCTAGGTGCAGAAGCCATGCCTACAGGTGATGATTTTGCAGCAGCTGAACCTGCAGCTGGCGGAGAAGAAGCAGCAGGACGTATGAAGCGTGAAAGCGTTGAGTATAGTCGCAAGCTAGGCACAATACTAAGTCAACCAAAAAAAAAGTAACAGAAGGCGCTGATAACTTAATTCGTGTATTAAACGCATTAAAGGCTCGTTCAGATTCCAAGGGCGTTCCGGGGCAATTTACCTGGGATGCCCTTTCTAATATGATGCGTAATTTCTCTGGCACTGCTATAGATTACGAAACATTTAAATCACAGTTTGACGCTGTACCACAAATCAAAAACATTGTAGATAGATTTGACGGAAATGGTTTAGTACTCAAAACTAAAGAAAAACCTGAAGCTACTCGTTCGGACAAGAATAATACTGGATTAGATCAAGCGGCCAGTCGAGCAGCGGCTAAATCACTTCAACAACCCGGTTGACAATTAAGTCATAGTGCTATATACTGTACTATGACTTTACTTGTATCAAAATATAACTATAAACCACTCTCTAGAGACGATTCAACAGGACGCAGACTGTATCAAACACCAGACGGTGTTGCTGTTCCTAGCGTAACTACAATCTTAGATAAAACTAAACCAGCTGAAGCCCGTGAAGCATTAGCTCGTTGGAAAAAGGCTGTGGGCGAACAAAAAGCCCAAGAGATTACCACAGAAGCTGCCGGACGTGGTACTCGTATGCACAAGTTTTTAGAAGATCATATTAAAGGGGTTGCTCTTAAAGAATCAGTAACTAATCCTTATGCACAACAAAGCTTAGATATGGCTCGTAAGGTTATAGCTGAAGGCTTCCCTAAAATTAATGAAGTATGGGGATCAGAAGTGCCCTTGTATTTTCCAGAACTATATGCGGGAACTACTGATTGCTGTGGTATACACGAAGGTGACGAAGCTATTTTAGACTTTAAACAGACTAACAAACCTAAGAAACTAGAGTGGATTGGTGATTACTTCTTACAGCTAACAGCCTACGCCCTAGCACACAACGAAGTACACGGTACAAACATACGCAAGGGCGTTATTCTAATGTGTAGCAAAGACTACGAGTATCAGGAGTTTATCCTAGAGCCCAAGGATTTTGACTACTGGACAGAAGAGTGGTGTAAACGTGTGGAGCAGTACTACCGTTTGAACAGCTAAATATCGTATAACGAGGATATTTCAATGGCTGTTGTACAAATAAGCAGAATTCAACTACGCAGAGGCAAACGCAATGAAGGTAGTGGACTACCTCAGCTGGCCAGCGGAGAATTAGCATGGTGTGTAGACACACAGGAGTTGTTTATAGGCAATGGTGCTGTATCAGAAGGTGCACCTGCTGTAGGTAATACTAAACTGTTGACCGATAAAGACAGCCTACTTGACCTAGGAACATACGGCTATAAAGCAGATGTTGCTGCCATACAAACAGGCTCAGATGTCAATTTCCCTGTAGTCCGTACATTACAGCAAAGATTTGATGATCGAGTTACTAATCCTGCTTATGGTATTGAATCTAGCGGTCTTAATCAATACGAAAAGATTCAACGTGCCATTGACAATCTGTTCCTTGACATGGCCTACGAAGTTGAAAAAAGTAGAGTTGTATTAGAGTTTTTACCAGGTACATACACATTTAATCAAACAATTTATTTGCCTAGTTATGTTTCTATTGTAGGCGCTGGTTCTCAAAAAACAGTCTTTAATTATACTGGCACAGGAACAGCGTTTGAGTTTGTTAACGATACATCTACAAAGACAGTCCGTAGTTCTATTAATTCAACAACTTATCTTAATCAGCCTAAACATACCTTGCTAAAAGGGTTTACTATTAACACTACTGGTAATGCTGTAACTGCAATTAAATTAAATGCAGTTCGAGATTCACAATTTATAGATTTAGAAATTACTGGATCTTATAACGACTCTTCAGCATCTTTAACAGCTACTAGCAACGGTTTAGCCATGTATGCTTTAAGTGCTATTATCACATGTCAACGTAACATTTTTGATAATTTCAGCATTAACGGTTTTGCTAATGCTGTATTTGCTAAACAAGATATTCGTAATAGTAAATTTATTAATGGTCAACTGGTCAATCATAGACAAGGATTTTATTTTGGTATAGGTGCTGATGGTATATCGGTCGGTGAGCAGTTTGGACCTCGTTACATTACTATTGAAAATTGTTACTTTGAAAATATTGACCTTGAAGGCATTTATATAGCCAAAGGTTATAGCAATCGATCAGTTTCAAATACTTTTGTTAACGTTGGTAGCAATGGCGGCGGTTATCAAGATAACGAATCAAGCATTGTAAGATTTACCACTACTGGTAATACTTCAGAGTTAGATAACTTTGACAGATCAAATCCTGTAACAGCTTCTCAGGATCTTGAACAGGCAAACTTTGGATTAGTTTACAAACGAGAAGTTAGTGGAAAGGCATTGTATGCTAAGAAAGAACCTAGAACAATTACCTTAACCTATAACACTTCGCTTACAAACTTATTCCGTTTACCTACAGTAGAAACTACAAGCTTTGAAATTAATTATGTTTTAGAAAGCACATTTTATACACAGGTAAGAAGAGGCCGAATTCTTATTTCTTATGACAAAGATGCTGACACACTACAAGTATCAGACGAATATGAATATACCGGTTCGACTAATGAAGACACAAGGATTGTATTCAATGCCTCATCAGCAGCTTCTACTGATTCAGTTATGATTCAATACATAAACAATAATACATTTGACACAAATATTAATCCAACAATAATGACTTATACATATAGTGCTTTAAGTTGATCTATGCTGATCAAAGACCGTACACAAGTCTCTACCCTTTGGTATAATTTAAGGCGACAGTTAGAAAACGATTTAACACCGTTCGAAACTGTCGCTAATTTTTTCGAACAACTACCAAAGGTCAAAATATATACCGACCCCTATGATCCTGACACATGGCCGACACCATGGGAACTCATTGACGAAAATGAATACTGTCAGTTCAACATCTTATTAGGTATATGTTACACCATTCAATTAACCGAGCGTTTTAAGAATTGTCATCCAAAGATAAATGTAGCTATTGACACAATCAATAAAACTGTGTATTATCTTCTTATAATAAACGATAAAGTATATGGTTACGATTCAAATTGGATCGAAGCCTCAGCTCTACCTAAGTCGTTGAAAATACAAAAGATGTATGCAATGAAAGAGCTGCACTAAATACGTCCTAGACTTTAAAAAATTATGACAAACATCACCGTTATTAAAAGAAATGGTTCTAAAGAACCCTTAACAATAGACAAATGGCAGACACAAGTAGCTAAGGTTTGCCAAGGCATAGCAGATGTTAGTCAATCAATGGTAGAAATAAAAGCACAACCACATTTTTACGACGGAATCACTACTAGAGAAATTGATGAAATAACTCTAAGAGCTATTGTTGATCTTATTGATGTTGAGCACAATCCAGACATCGGTCATACTAATTATCAGTATGTAGCAGGAAAACAACGTGTTAGTATGTTACGCAAAGATGTATATGGGTCTTACAATGTTCCTCGACTGTATGATATAGTTACAAAGAATGTAGCCACTGGTCTTTATACAAGTGAACTGTTATCATGGTACACTGAAGAAGAGTGGAACAAGATGGATACATTTATTGATCATAGTAAAGATGAACAATATGGCTATGCTGCTATTGAACAATTGATTGAAAAATATCTTGTACGTAATCGCAGTACAAAAGAAATTTATGAAACACCACAAGTGAGATATATAATTGCAGCCGCAACAGTATTTCACAAAGAAGAGCCACATAGTGCTCGAATGAAGTACATTAAGGAATACTATAATGCTGCGAGTGATGGTCTATTTACTCTTGCTACTCCCGTGCTTGCTGGTCTTGGAACTCCTACTAAACAATTCAGTTCTTGCGTTCTTATTCGCAGTGATGATGATTTGGACAGTATATTTGCTAGTGGAGAGATGATGGCCAAATATGCTAGCAAACGTGCTGGCATTGGACTAGAGATTGGACGCCTACGCCCGTTGGGATCTCCTATTAGGGGAGGTGAGATAATGCACACCGGCATGATTCCCTTCTTAAAGAAATGGTTCGGTGATTTACGTAGTTGTTCGCAAGGAGGTATTCGCAATGCAAGTGCTACTGTTTTCTATCCTATTTGGCATCATCAGTTTGATGATCTTATTGTACTTAAGAACAACCAAGGAACAGACGAAACCCGAGTCCGTCATATGGATTATGGGGTTGTGCTTAGTAGTTTCTTCTGGTGACGATTTAAAAACAAAGAACAAATAACATTCTTTGATCCAAATGAAGTACCTGACTTGTATGAAGCGTTCTATCAAAACACAGAACGCTTCGAAGAGCTTTACGTAAAGTACGAAAGGACTCCGGGCTTACGTAAGAAAACCATGTCCGCTGAAGAAGTATTCAAGTCGGGCATACTGAAAGAACGTACTGATACAGGACGTATCTATCTAGTGTTCATTGACAACGTCATGAACCAAGGTCCGTTTGACCCAGAGTACCATACCATTTATCAGAGTAACCTTTGCTGTGAAATTCTTCTTCCTACTAAGTCTTTTAAGCGTTTGGATGACGCTGATGGTCGTATTGCACTCTGCACTCTCGGTTCAATCAATTGGGGAAGTTTCCGCAATCCTGAGGATATGCGTAGGGCTTGTCGTATTCTTCAGCGCAGTCTGTGTAACATACTTGACTATCAGGATTTCTTAAGTATTCAAAGTAAGTTAAGCAATGACGAAATACAGCCGTTAGGAATTGGTGTAACTAATCTTGCCTACTGGCATGCTAAACGAGGATTAAAATATGGTGATTCAGATAGTCTTGCAGACGTTAAGTCGTGGATGGAGCACCAGGCGTTCTATCTCACAGAAGCCACAGTCGACCTTGCCAAAGAAAGAGGCAAGTGTAAAGACTCGGACAAAACTTGGTACGGACGAGGCATCTTCCCGTGGGAAAGACGAGCCAAAGGTGTAAATGAATTAACTAGCTTTGTTCCAGAGTTAGACTGGGAACCACTGCGTGAACAAATGAAAGAATACGGTGTCCGTAATGCTACCTTAATGGCTGTTGCACCAGTAGAATCAAGCAGTGTTGTTATTAACAGTACAAACGGCATTGAGCTACCCATGAGTCTAATTTCTACTAAAGAATCAAAAGCAGGTTCCTTTACACAGGTTGTTCCTGAATATCATAAACTTAAAAACAAATATCAACTAATGTGGGAACAAAAAGATTGTCAAGGCTACTTAAAAACTGCGGCTGTGTTAGCAGCTTACATTGATCAAAGTATTTCAACAAACACATTTTACAATCCTGCACACTTCCCTGATCGTAAAGTTCCTACAACATTGATTGCTAAAAATTTAATGCAGGCTCAGTTGTGGGGTTTAAAAACATTCTATTACAGCCTAATTAACAAAGCAGGCAGCAGAGCAGTAGAAGAACAGCAACCTAAATTAAACGGATTCCACGAGGCACCCTTTAACGGACATGAGATTGAATTTGTAGATGATGACTGTGAAAGTTGTAAATTATAATGTTAGAAACTATTTGCGATATTATGGTAGACGCTTATAAGCGTAACTGGATTACCAGCCGTGATGGTAACGTAAGTATTCGTCACCACGACCGTGATCACTTTTACATTACACCTAGCGGTGTTCGTAAACAAACTCTACAGCCTGATCAGTTTAAGAAGATTGGCATTGAGAAAGGTTACTATGATCAGCCTCCTCGTCTGTATCATGCCAGTAAAGAACTACCCTATACTGAAATCAGTGCCAACCTAAAGCCAAGTGGAGAGCTACCATTACATTTTGGTTTACAACGAGAAATGGGACAGCATACAGGGGAAGTCCGTGTCGTAGTACACGTTCATCCTACATACTGTATTGCCGCAATGCATGCCGGTATTGATTTGAGTACAGTCAGTGCGGCATTTCCAGAACTCAACCGCTATACTAAGGTAGCACCTAATGTTGGAGATGTTGCTCCTATTAGTCAAGAGCTTGCGGATCAATGCCATAAGCAGTTACAATTAGATAAAGACGGTAATATTGCCTATGACATAGTAGGCATCAAAGGGCACGGAGTAGTTGCTATTGACACAACACCATGGCGTGCCTATGAACATATCGAACGATTAGAACACATTTGCAAGATAGTACTTGCATCAGGAAAATATTAATGAGCAAACAACAATACAATTTACACACAAAGACAGACTACCTGAGCCGTAAGATGTTTCTGGATCCAGCTGGTCCTGTGACTATTCAACGATTTGAGGAAGTCAAATACAACAAGATTGCAGACTTTGAAAAGACAGCACGTGGCTTCTTTTGGGTTCCAGAAGAAATTAGTCTAACCAAAGATGCACAAGATTTTAAGGATGCATCAGATGCGGTTAAACATATATTCACCAGTAATCTGCTTAGGCAAACTGCTCTTGACAGTTTGCAAGGTCGCGGCCCTAGTCAAATCTTTACTCCGGTCATAAGCCTACCAGAGTTGGAAGCATTGGTCTACAACTGGACATTTTTTGAAACAAACATTCACAGTCGTAGTTACAGTCACATCATTCGTAATATCTACAATGTGCCAAAGGAAGTGTTTGCTACTATTCACGACACTAAAGAAATTGTAGACATGGCATCAAGTGTTGGTCGTTACTATGATGACTTGCACAGATTAAATTCTTTAAAAGAAATAGCTGACCCAACAAAAGAAACAGTTATAGAGGCAGCACACATTAAAGCAATCTACCTAGCACTTCACGCAAGTTATGCATTAGAAGCATTCCGCTTTATGGTTTCATTTGCTACAAGTCTTGCTATGGTAGAAAATAAAATCTTTATTGGCAACGGTAATATCATTAGTCTAATTCTACAAGATGAATTACTACACAAAGGTTGGACTGCTTTCTTGATTAATCAAGTAGTTAAAGAAGATCAACGATTCGCTCAAGCGGCACAAGATTGTCAAGACGAAGTAATTCAAATTTACCGAGATGTTATTTTAGAAGAAAAAGGATGGGCAGACTACTTGTTCCAAAAAGGTCCTGTTATTGGTCTTAATGCTAATATTTTAAAAGATTTTGTTGATTATACTGCCGCTGATGCACTTAAAGCTATTGGTATAAAGTACTGGAACGCTGCTCCAAAAACTACACCTATTCCGTGGTTTAACAAACACAGCGATACTAGTAAAAAACAAACTGCCTTACAAGAAAACGAATCAACTAACTATGTTATCGGCGTTATGAGCGATGCTATTAACTACGATGAATTACCTGCACTATAAAGGAAATAAAAATGAAAGCTGTTATATGGAGCAAATATCACTGCCCTTATTGCGATCAGGCAAAGGCATTATTAAAATCTAAAAATATTGAATTTGAAGAACGTAAAATTGGCGATGGGTATACTAAAGAAGAATTATTAGAAGCAGTTCCTAATGCTAGAACTGTGCCACAAATTTTCTTAGATGAAAAACTAATTGGCGGATTTAACGAATTACAAATCTACATTCAAAACAACATGGAGCCGCAAAGCTCATTCTAAAGGACACACATGCTATTACAAAAATCAAAATTTGACTCTGGAGACATCGTTAGTTTAAAGTTGACTTCGGGAGAAGAAATTGTTGGAAAATTCGTCAGCGAAGATATGATGGAATTTGTGCTTACCAAAGTCGTTATGTTAGCTATGACACAAAAAGGTGTAGGTATGGCACCTTATATGGTTACTGTTGATCCGGATAAGGAATATGCAATTAACAAACAAGCGATTATTATGAAAGCGCCTACCGATAAAGAAATTGCAGATCAGTACATATATCAAACTACAGGAATACAACCTGTAAGTGCAGGAAGTATTATTAAATAAATTTTTACCAAACGTCTTTGTAAATTAACTAATTTCCTGTAGTATATAAACATGAACATATATTTAGACATGGATGATGTAGTTGCCGACTGGATGGGATATGCTAGAAAATATCTTAGAATGGGATGGCAACAAGGAGAGATGGTTCCAGAAAATCAATGGAATCGTCTCAAAGACGATCAACGTATGTATAGCAAGTTGGACCTTAAGGAAGGAGCCAGAGATCTTGTTGAATGGTGTCAAACATACATAAAACAAAATCCAAAAACAGGATTATTTTTCTTAACCGCAGTGCCGCATAATAACGATATGCCTTACAGCTTTCATGATAAAGTAGAATGGGCACAAAAATATTTTCCAGATATCCCTGTGTTCTTTGGTCCGTACAGTCATGATAAATGGATACGGTGTGAAAGCCCTGAAGACATCTTAATTGACGATCGAAGATCTAATAACGAAGAATGGATTAGAGCCGGCGGCCGGGCTCACCTATACCGAACTTGGAATGATTGTAAGGTATGGTTAGAAAACGAATTAGGAGTTCTATGAAGGTTGCAGTTATAGGTGCAGGCATTGCAGGATTAACCGCAGCATACTTCTTAGCCAAAGACGGGCATGAAGTTCATGTATTCGAAAAAGAAAACGGGCCAGCTGAAAAATGTAGTTACGCTAATGGAGGACAAATCTCTGTAAGCAATTCAGAGGTATGGACTACTTGGGCTAATGTACGTAAAGGCATCAAATGGATGTTTCAAAAAGACGCACCTTTGCTTATTAGGCCTGAACTAGATTTTGATAAAGCTATTTGGTTAACTAAGTTTCTATATCATACTGCAAGTAACGACTATATTCGTAATACTATAGAAACTATTCGTATGGGTATTGAAAGTCGACAAGCGTTAATGCAGATTGCCTCAGACGAATCTATAGATTATGATCAACAATATAATGGTATACTGCACATTTATAAAAACTCCAACTACTTTATACAAGCTCAACAGATTAAAGAGTTGTATAATGCCTACGGTTGTGAATGGGAAATACTAGACTCGTATCAGGTTTATGATCAAGATCCTGCTCTAAGAGACATGCGAGGTATTGTTGGCGGAGTATATACTTCTAGTGATTGGACTGGTGACATACACAAGTTTTGTCTAGAGCTTACTAAAGTTTTACAAGAAAAATATGGTGTATTGTTTAGCTACGAGTATGAAAAATATTTTGTAGATACATATGGGCATGACATTACTGTCATAGCCGCAGGCGTAAATAGCCCATCTATAGCTAGATCGTTTGGAGATAATTTACCTATATACCCTGTTAAGGGATATAGTATTACTATACCAGCAGTTAACGATATTAATTATTTGGCTATGCCGCAGGTCAGCTTGCTAGACGACGAAGCCAAAATTGTAACTAGCACCTTGGGTAACAGACTCAGAGTTGCGGGTACCGCAGAGCTAGCAGGACATAACTATACTATACGTAAAGACAGAATAGAACCGTTGGTGCGTTGGGTTAAAACAAACTTCCCTCACATTGAGATAGCAGATTACAATGAGTGGGCTTGTTTAAGACCTATGACACCAAATATGATGCCCATTGTAGGTCAAAGCAAAGTCAAAGACAATGTGTACTACCATACAGGACATGGACATCTAGGTTGGACACTGTCTGCAGGAACGGCTAAGAAGTTAGCCAAACTCATTAAAGAAAGGATATAACATGAGTCAAAATAAATTTTCAGAATTCACAAAAATCGTAGAAGCTATGGAAGGCGACTTTGAAAAGTTTTACGACAAAGAAGTAGGTGCCGCAGGTACTCGCGTTCGTAAGCATTTACAAGAACTTGCCAAAATGTGCAAAGAAACTCGTAACGATGTTACCGCAGTTAAAAACGCTCGTAAAGAAGCATCTGGCAAGTAATTGTCAACGAAATACCCGGTAAATACGTTATATACTTACAAGGGGTATATTATGAAAAGATTTTTAACTGTTCTATTACTAACTATTAGTGCTACAGCATTTGCTGGTCCGCATCATGGGCACGGGTTTAGACATCACGGGCATTGGCAGGGTGGACATAATAATTGGATTGCACCTGCTATTGTTGGCGGAGTTGTGACTTATGTACTAACTCGTCCGCAACCAGCACCTGTTATTATAGAACAACAACCTGTAATCGTGCAGCCTACACAAACGTGTACTGAATGGCGAGAAATTCAAAAACCAGACGGTACTATCTACAGAGAGAGAACTTGCTATGGCATACAGCGATAAAGTAGTTGATCATTATGAAAATCCCAGGAATGTCGGATCTTTTGACAAGACTGATACTAATATTGGTACTGGTATGGTTGGCGCACCTGCTTGCGGCGACGTCATGAAATTACAAATAAAGGTAAACAATGAAGGTATCATTGAGGACGCAAAATTTAAAACGTATGGGTGCGGTTCGGCAATCGCAAGTTCATCACTCATTACGGAGTGGGTCAAAGGTAAGACGTTGGATGAAGCAGGATCTATTAAGAATTCTGAAATCGCCGAACATCTTGCACTCCCCCCAGTTAAAATACATTGCTCAATTCTTGCTGTTGGACTGACCTTTTTACAGATATAGATAATAAAAAATTATACAATACTTGCTTAATGGTAGAGCGGGCTTTATTAACATTTCTGCCATACGAAGAGGGCGATTACGGTTGTCCTACTAGTTACTACCATAGAGCATATAATCTTTTTAGTTTTCCCTGCACTGAATTACAAAAGCTTCATTCCAACATATCTAAAGTAATGTCAACACTAGTTGATGAGCAACTTTATGTTAGATGTTGGGTAAATCTATTTAAAAATTCAAAACGGATTGATTGGCATAGTCATTTTGAACCTGAGTTCAATGCATACCACGGGTTTTATTGTGTAAACACTGAGGATATACCTTCTTATACAGAATATAATATTCCCGGGCATGACATTTTAAAAGTTGATAGCAAAAACGGGTTATTAGTATTAGGCAAATCAGCAGGCGATAAACATAGAAGCTCAGAGTGGCAACACGCAGATAAGTACAGAGTAACCATTGCATTTGATGCTGTCCCAGTTGATAAATTAAGACCTAGAGACGACTTTGATGGACTAATAATGCACAATTTTATTCCTTTGGCAAAATGTTAACTTTAACACCTACAGCAGCAGAAAAGATAAAAAAACAATTAGAACGTAGAGGCAAGGGACTAGGTATTCGGATAGGTGTTAAAACTACAGGCTGCTCAGGGCTTGCCTATGTTCTTGAATATGTAGACAAAGTATTTGAAGGCGATTGTATTTTTGAATCCAGCGGTGTACATGTTTATGTAGACGGCAAAAGTATAGCTTACATTACTGGATTAGAAATGGATTGGGTCCGCAATGGTCTCAATGAAGGATTCGAATTCCGAAATCCAAACGAAAAAGATCGTTGTGGATGTGGCGAAAGTTTTAGAGTATGAATTTTTGGTCTAGAGACGATACTAAAGAATGGATTTCTCAACTAGAGCATAGAGTTGAAGACATTGATTATTATCTACGTCGAACTGTTGACTGGTGTGAACAGAACGGTGTTTGGGATGATGATAAAGTTTTTGGATTAGCATTTGTCACTGTGCTTTGGGTATGTCACATGCGTGGCGAAGATGTAAGTCGCAAAGAAATTATTGAAATAATCGGAATCAAAGATTGGGAAGATGCTGAAGATGCTGTAATGGACTTAGGCGACCGTCTTAGTAGTGTAGATCACGAAGAAATGCTCCAAATTGTGGCAAATTCACTATATAAAGACTAGACTTTTGCCAAAATAGAGTATATAATATACTGGTGTCCATTACTATCGGTATGAATTCTATGAGTATGCATCTCGAAGGCCCGTGGTTAAGTACTACAGGTAAGCGTAAAGGTAAACCAAAGTTTAGAAATGCTGAAGAAGCAAGGAAGGCTAGAGATTTGGAACAAAGTTGGAAAGAGCTCCAGAAAAAATGGGGATTAGAAGCAGAAGATCGCAAGCGAAAGCAAGCTATGTCTGCACCTACTTGGTCGACTCCTAATACAGTATATAGGCGTGACACTGGTCCTAAAATCCCTAGCCTAAATGGTGGTGCAGACATGAGTCCTGCTATCAAGGCAGCACCTAAGGTCTACACCGGTACTAAGATTAAAGGTATTGGTACTATGCATAAAAGCAATGCAGTTCCCATCTTTACAGATGACGAAGCAAGAGACATTGCCAACATGCGTAGATAATATTTTTAACATCCCGCGTAAAGGAGGAAAAATGATACGCACTATAATCAAAGTTGTTCTTGTCTGCCTCGGTCTAGCTGTTGCTGGATGGATTGGCTACAAGGTAGTAAAATTTAAGTTAGATGGTAGCAAGGAAATTAATATCAAAATGAGTGCTGTTACCGCAGAAGTTCGTAACAAGCAGTTAGAATGTCTTGCTCGTAATATCTACTATGAAGCAAAAGGTGAACCTTTTGAAGGAAAAGTTGCAGTAGCACAGGTAACTATTAATCGAATGGAAAGTGGTTTGTTTCCTAACGACCTATGTAAAGTAGTTTATCAAAAGAACATAGTCTATGACAAAGTTCTGTGTCAGTTTAGTTGGTATTGTGAAGGACCTGCCAAAATACCGCCTAAGCATACAGCCGCTTATCGTGAAAGCGAAATTGTAGCTAGACAAGTTTTGTTAGAAGGGTTTCGACTACCTAGCCTAACTAAGGCGTTATATTTTCACGCTAAACATATTAACCCAAAATGGGATCGTGAGAAGGTAGCAGTAATTGGCGGACATATTTTTTATAGATAAGGAGATAGTATGACTTTTGCATCATTGCGTGAATTAGTAAATGTTAAAAGAATGGCTGACAGTATTCGTGAGAATATTGGACATCTTAGTGCAGAAACATTAGGTTGGATTGCTGTAATTTTAGTGCATATGGCTACTATTCCTACATTAGTGGCTGTACTAACTGGACTTACAGAAAAATTACCGCCAGTTGATCTAGTTGGATTAATTTGGCTAGGGTTGTTCTTTTTCTTTGTAAGAAGCGTTATTGCCAAAGATCTGCTTAATATTATTACTATTGGATTTGGATTCTTTGTACAGGCTATGCTTTGTGCATTGATCATTTTCAAATAAAGCAAAGTTCCTATAGTAAGGTATTATTATAGGAGTTTTTTTTCCATAAATATTTGTTATGAAAATTACGTTGGCTGATAAATTTATCGCCTGGCTTACACTAATTTGTGGTCTGTCACTAAGTGCTGTAGCAATCTATTACTCTGTAGCTGGATTGGTTAGTATTTTTGCCGCCGCAGTTGTTCCTATTATTATAATGGGTGCAGTTCTAGAAATTAGCAAGCTGGTAGCGACTGTATGGTTAAAACAGAACTGGTTTGTTGCTCCTCGAGCAATCAAGGCCTATTTGCTCGCGGCCATTGCCCTATTAATGTTTATTACATCGATGGGTATCTTTGGTTACTTGTCAAAGGCTCACACTGATCAAAGTTTAGTCAGTGGTGATGTTCAAAGTAAGATTGCTCTTTACGACGAAAAGATTAAGACTGAAAGGGAGAACATAGATGCTTCAAGACGTGCTCTTAAACAAATGGACGAAGCTGTGGACCAAACTATGTCTCGCACTGATTCGGAAAGAGGAGCAGAACGAGCTGTACAAATTAGGCGCCAACAACAAGCAGAGCGAGCTAGACTCCAAAAAGATATTGCTACTGCACAGAGCAACATTAGTAAACTTACCGAAGAACGATCACCCATTGCTGCCGAAGTCCGTAAAGTTGAAGCAGAAGTTGGACCGATCAAGTACATAGCTAAACTTATCTACGGTGATAATCCCGATGCTAATCTTTTAGAAAAAGCAGTAACCTGGGTCATCATTATGATTGTTGTTGTATTTGATCCGTTGGCTGTTATTATGTTGTTGGCCAGTCAATATAGTTTTCAATGGTTTAAAAAACAAGAAGAAGAACATCCACCTTACTATGTCGCCGATGTAGGAGAAAAACCTACACCTGACGAACTAGAAGATGACGGAGTGCGTGAACCTTGCCCAAAATGCGGAACGTCAATGTTAGACGCACCTGGCATTGGCGTGTATTGTCCAAATAAAGAATGTGATGTATTCGACGGCCCAAAAAGTTATCTAGCTGAACAAGAAGATAAAGATGCAGTATGGCCGTTTCCTACATACGATGAGATAACCCCAAAAGAAAACCTCACAACTCATCATCCTGACACACATCCATATTTGCGTGAAGGTTTTAAATATCCGCCCGGATGGATGTTTCAACCACCGTTAGTTGGTAAAATTGAAGAACCAACACAGGAAGAACTTAAACCAATTACTAATGAAGAAATTGATGCCCAACTAGATAAGGATTTGAATGATGATATAGAGTTAAGCGATGAAGAGAAAGAGGCTAGACGCCGCTGGAAGGAAAATCATCCTGATTCGACTATTAAGCAACAAGAATATCTTAAAGATGTAGGTAGAATTGATAAGTTACCCTGGGAAGACGAATCAAAAAAAAAGAGCAAGTACATAGTCAAGGAAGACAATCATCAAGTCAAGAAGACAAAGGATTAACCTACATTCAAAATGCTGAACAAGATTCTAAATCATTGTGGCAGAGAATTAATAAGAATAAGTAAATTTATGAATCTTGGTAAAATTAATTTAATTACTCCCCCGGATAAGTTGTTTAATTTAAATCCGGGGATTTTACTGATTAAGCCTAGTGTTAAAGTTAAAATGCACTTTCAACAATTGCTTAGTCAAGTTGACGAAGATATCAATGTTTATATTTTTGATACAGACGAAACAAATACTGAATGGATGTTAAGTGTATGTCAACAAGCTGACATAATTATTATTGATATCGATAATTGCGATGCAGTTACTAAATCATTTGTAAGTTTTATGTTGGCACAACCAAATGTACATTACTTAACTAGTGACGAAAACACTCCATACAATTTAATCAGTAGAAACAGAATATATAATCTAGACTGGATACTAGATACACTAAAGGAAGATGACGAGGAAGATGATGCAACAGAAGATTAAAGGCACAGCAGTTATTTTAAAAGAAGGCGAGGACGTTCATCGTGCCTTACGCCGTTTCAAAAATAAAGTAGAAGACTCCGGAGTGCTCAAAACACTTCAAAAGACAGAGTTTTATGAAAAGCCCACTACAGAACGTAAACGTAAAAAAGCGGCTGCGGTAGCTCGCTACCAAAAAAAGATGGAAAAAGAACAATTACCTAAAAAAATGTATTGACACGCATTCATAATTACTGTATAATATAAGAATGAATACAGACATTATGATTGACCTCGAAACGTTAGATACTGGTCCTAACGCAACTATTCTCACTATCGGAGCAGTTAAATTTGATCCGTTTGGTGACGACATTAAAGAACCCAGCAGTGAAAAGTTCTATGTAAGAGTAGATCTGGATAGCTGTAACGAGCTAAAGCTTGACGTTAGTAACGATACTATCGATTGGTGGAGTCGCCAAAGTAAAGAAGCACAAGAAGAAGCATTCAGTACTGATGGTAGAATTCATATTAGAGAAGCAATGAATCAACTTTACAGTTTTTGTTGGGGTGCTAAACGTGTATGGAGTCACGGTGCAGCTTTTGATATTGTGATTTGCGAAAATGTTTTTAAGAAACTACAAAAAGCAGTACCGTGGACTTACTGGCAAGTTCGTTGTACTAGAACTTTGTTCGACATTGGAATTAATCCAGAAAGACCTCCGGTACTCAAACACCATGCTCTCGAAGACGCATGGAATCAAGCAGTAGGTGTTCAAAATACTTACAAGAAGTTAAGGACTGCTAGCGGCATTGATGGTCAACTTTTTAACCCATTAGCAAGATGAGAATTGAAGACGAAATCAAATTAGATTTTAAAGACGTATTAATTCGTCCTAAGCGTTCAACACTGTCTACTCGTAAAGATGTTGAACTAGCTAGAACTTATAAGTTCAAACACAGCGGTACAGAATGGACAGGAATTCCTGTAATGGCAGCTAATATGGATGGTGTTGGCACACTTGAAATGGCAAAAGCATTATGGGATCATCGTATGTTTACCTGCTTGATTAAGTCATACAATGAAGATGACTTATGCGATTTAGCACAAGAGCTTGGCGGTAATTATTTTGCTGTTAGCACAGGTACTAGTGATAGTGATTTTTTAAAACTGCGAAGAATTATAAATGCCTATCCAGAGATACATTTTATTTGTATTGATGTAGCTAACGGATATCAAGAACGGTTTGGCGACTATGTACAAAAAGTACGTCAAACATTTCCTCATTGTACAATTATTGCAGGTAACGTTGTTACCGCAGATATGACACAGGAGTTAATTTTACGTGGAGCAGATATCGTTAAAGTTGGTATTGGTCCTGGCAGTGTATGTACTACTCGTGTACAAACTGGTGTTGGGTATCCTCAACTCTCAGCTATCATCGAATGTGCAGATGCGGCTCACGGTCTCGGTGCTCACATTATTGCTGACGGTGGTTGCACTTGCCCCGGTGACATTGCAAAAGCTTTTGGTGCTGGTGCAGACTTTGTAATGCTAGGCGGTATGTTTGCCGGCCATGATGAAGGTGGTGGTCAAGTGGTGACCAAATACTTTAATCCTAAAGGTGAGCAATTTATCAGCGGCCGTGACACTTATGAGTTTTGTGCTACCAAAGAACAGTTTGTAGAATTTTATGGTATGAGCTCAGACACTGCTATGAACAAGCATCACGGTGGTGTTGCCAATTATCGCAGCTCAGAGGGTCGCACTGTACAAGTTCCTTACAGAGGTCCTGTAAAAGATACAGTATTAGATATTTTAGGCGGTCTACGCTCAACTTGCACTTACGTTGGGGCAGCTAGTTTAAAACAATTATCTAAGTGTACAACATTTATCCGCGTCAATAGACAAATAAACGACGTTTTTCTGAGATAAATAAATTTGTAAAACGCTTCGGGTTTTACAAGGGGCATGAGCCCAAAACTATCTTGCTTTTTAAGGAGAAATATATGAGCAAAGTAATCGGTATCGATTTAGGTACAACAAATTCGTGCGTAGCCATTATTGAAAATGGCACAACTAAAGTAATTGAAAACTCTGAAGGCGCACGTACAACTCCAAGTATTGTAGCTTACGCAAATGAAGAAATCCTTGTAGGAGCTTCAGCAAAACGTCAAGCAGTAACAAACCCCAAAAACACTATCTACGCAAGTAAGCGACTAATTGGACGAAAGTTCAAAGAACAGGCTGTGCAAAAAGATATTGATCTTATGCCATACGAGATTATGGAAGCTAAAAACGGCGATGCATGGGTTCGTGCTAACGGCAAAGAATTAGCTCCTCCACAGATTTCGGCAGAAGTTCTTCGCAAAATGAAAAAGACTGCTGAGGACTATCTCGGTCATGAAGTTACACAAGCTGTAATTACAGTTCCTGCTTACTTTAATGATCAACAACGTCAAGCAACTAAGGATGCAGGACAAATTTCTGGTCTTGAAGTATTGCGTATTATTAACGAACCAACCGCAGCCGCTTTAGCCTATGGTGTAGACAAAACAGACAAGAAAGATCGTAAGATTGCTGTGTATGACCTAGGTGGTGGTACATTTGACGTATCAATTATTGAAATTGCCAACGTTGATGGCGACAAACAAATTGAAGTATTGTCTACAAACGGTGACACATTCTTAGGTGGTGAAGACTTTGATCAACGCATTATGGATTTCTTAGTAGAAGAATTCAAGAAAGAACAAGGCATCGATCTTACCAAAGACATGCTAGCATTACAACGTCTTAAAGATGCCGCTGAGAAAGCAAAAATCGAACTGTCAAGCAGTGCTCAAACAGATGTTAACTTGCCTTACATTACAGCAGACGCTAGCGGTCCTAAGCACCTTGTAGTTAAACTTACTCGTGCTAAGTTAGAAAGCCTTGTAGACGAATTAATCCAGCGTAGTATTAAGCCATGTAAGGTTGCTATGTTAGATGCTAAAGTAACTGCTGACGATATAGACGAAGTTATCCTTGTAGGCGGTATGACTCGTATGCCTAAAGTACAAGAAGCTGTTGAGCAATTGTTTGGCAAGGCACCCCGCAAGGATGTTAATCCAGATGAAGCAGTGGCAGCAGGTGCGGCAATTCAGGGTGCTGTTCTAGCTGGTGACCGTAGCGATGTTCTGTTGTTAGATGTTACACCATTAAGCTTAGGTATTGAAACTATGGGCGGCATTATGGCCAAGTTAATCAACAAGAATACAACTATTCCTACAAAACATAGTCAAACCTTTTCAACAGCTGATGACAATCAACCAGCTGTTACAATTAAAGTATTCCAAGGTGAGCGTGAACTAGTTCAGCATAACAAGCTGTTAGGCGAATTCAACTTAGAAGGAATTGCGCCAGCACCTCGAGGCATGCCACAGATTGAAGTTAGTCTCGACATCGATGCCAACGGCATTATGCATGTCAGTGCTAAGGACAAGAACACTGGAAAAGAAAACAAGATCACTATCAAGAGTGACAGCGGACTTAGCAAAGAAGAAATTGATCGTATGATTCAAGAAGCTGAGACCAATGCTGAAGACGACAAGAAAAAGCGTGAAGAAATTGAAACACGTAATATGGTAGATGCACAGATTCATAGTATCCGTAAGGATATGACTGAAGTAGCAGATGCAATTAGTCAAGAAGAAAAAGACAAAATTGAGACTGCTATCACAGATCTTGAAACTGCTGTTTTGGAAAACGATAAGGATAAGATTACTCAAAAAATCAGCGACCTTATTGCTGCCACCGAACCAGTACAAAAAGCCAAAGCCGCCAAAGCCAACGAACCAAAAGTTGACGATGGCTTTACTGAAGCTGAAGTTAAAGAAGTTAAAGATCCAGTTTAACACAGACACAGTTATTATATTAAGGGGTGCTCAGGTGAGGCCCCTAACAATTCTTGCTTATTAAAGGAGAACTTAAAATGACAACATTAACAAGATTTGACACACAAAGCCTAGCCAAGGCTCTAGTTGGCTTTGATCGAATGTTTGATACTTTCGAACATAGATTTGCTAATCAACTAGCAACTAATTATCCACCCCATAACGTTATTAAAACTGACGATACCCATTATGTTATCGAAATTGCAGTAGCCGGTTTCAAACGTAACGAAATTGCTGTTGAAGTTGAACAGGATATTTTAACTGTTCGCGGAGCCAGCGACACATTAAATGAATCAGTAACTCGTCAGTATCTTCATAGAGGTCTAAGTAGCAGAGACTTTGAACGTAGCTGGCAACTTGCTGAGCATATGGTAGTCAAGGGTGCTGAAATTCGAGACGGTGTACTCACAATCAATCTTGAGTATGTGATTCCGGAAGAAAAGAAGGCACGTATCATTGACGTTGTAGAGGTTAAGTAATATAATAGAGGGAAGGAAACTTCCCTCACTTCCATGGAGAAATAAAATGGCAGCTACTGATATCGTATTAGACGAAAAAATCAAACAAAAAATTGAAGAACCTAAAAAATGGAAGGTTATTCTATTAAATGACGATCATACTCCGATGGATTTTGTAATTGGAGTACTTACTGAAATCTTTAAACACACTCAAGAAACAGCTAAAGATATCACAATAAAGATACATACAGAAGGCAGCGGAATTGCTGGCGTTTATAGCTATGAGATTGCTGAAGTAAAATCTGTAGAAACTGTAAACCTTGCTCGTTCAAATGGATTTCCTCTGCAAATCAAAATGGAGGAAGAATGAGTTTAAAAGAGCTCACACACGAACAGCACAGAACAGCCGAGACACAGCCTTTTGTCAAGGTATTATTTTCTGGCAAGATAGATCCAAAGATTTATGCTATCTATCTTTTTAATCAACACAGAATGTATGACGTATTAGAAGCCTGCGCTATGATGCACGGGCTTCTAAACGATTATCCTACAATTCGTAGAAGTCCAAATATTTTTTCAGATTTTGAAGAATTATGGGAAGACAAAAACAGTCGTCCCAACATATTACCTTCAACCGATCGTTACATCAAATATGTAATGTCGATTAAAGATGATCCTAAAAAGTTGTTGGCACACTTATATGTTAGGCACTTTGGAGACCTAAGCGGCGGACAAATGATAGCCAAACGTGTTCCAGGAAACGGTAAGTATTATCAATTCGATGGTGACACTGATCAAATCAAAAATATACTTAGACAAAAATTAGATGATAGTCTGGCAGACGAAGCTCGTGTTTGCTTTCAATATGCTACTGAATTTTTTCAAGACATGATGAGTGTAGTAGATGCAAAGTAAAGTTTGGGATACGCTGATTAATATCCAGCAATTACTAGAAAGGAAGTTTAATGAAACAGGCACAGAAGTCTTTGAGACGGGTATGGATCGCTTCAATAGCCCTGGTTGGGTTAATCGTGTTTGGACCAGTAGCAGTTATCGTAGGGCTCACGTTGATGTTGTGGATGCTAGGGAGACCAAAGGTCTCTGGATGATGCATTGTTGTGTGTTCCCGCATACACACAATCCTGCTCCTATATTTGGTTTTGATGTTATTGCTGGCAAAAACAAAATTACAGGTTGTTTTATAGACTATAGTCCTGCAGGCGATTCGGAGCATCCTATGTTAGAATGGTTTGCAGATGAATCTAACAAACTAGACTGGAACAAGAAACGTAAACTACCAGACTGGGCTGAGCGTATCTTTAGTTCTAGCATGATTGCCGCAGGTAATGTAAGTGATGAAACTGAATTAGCACAAATAGAAAGCCTTGCACAAACTGCTATCAATCATTATTTAGAAACTGTGGGCGAAACTAATCGCACAACAGATAACACAGCACATGAGCAAAACTACTATGCTCAGAATCAAAAAATGAATCCTCATACTCCTAAAGTTATGACTAGCTTAGGACTAAATGAGGAAGATGTTAGGGTCTTTATACAAGACTGTTTATTTCCTGAGATTAAATTATGAGTGATTTTACAAAAAATATTTTTGCTACACCAGTATACGCAGCAGTTAGTGATAATGTTGCTATCCAAGAACTTATTTGTAACCTATTGTACAAATGGAAAGAAGAAACCTTTGATAAAATGAAAGCATCGGGTGTTCCTATGAACGGGCTTATGAGCTATCATTGGGATCTTAACACAGAATCTAACAGCAGAACTGATTTTGAAAAATTTGGTATTACCACATTTTATACCGGTAATCTAGCAGAAAACCCAGAGTGGGCTCCAGTAGTACAGTTTATACAAAACGTATCTTCTGGACTCCTTGATAGCGATTATCAAGGAAAAATTGCAATTACAAATATGTGGGCTACAATTTATCCTAAAGGTTCTTATGTTCCTGAGCACATACATAACAATAGCCTTTTTAGTGGTGTTTATTATGCTAAAGCTGAACCTTATTGCGGTAATTTAGTATTCAAAGACCCTGCGTATGTGGCTAAAAGCATGAGTTCCAAAATTGCTAGTGGGTTTCCTACAGTACCTATTGTGCATACTCAAGAAGTTGAAAGCGGATTAATGACGCTATTTCCTAGTTGGCTTCCACATATGAGTCAGCCAAACGAGTCAGAATCTGACAGAATTATTGTAAGTTTTAATCTAGATTTTCCTAGTTGATCTCTAATAAATAGTTAACTATGAGATCACACGACTTTATCTTCGAAGCTAGCCTAGCACCAAAAACATTTTATAAGCGTGACCGCTTACAAAATTTAGTAAAACGTCTTGCTGAAAAAGACGATTTTATGACCACAGATGGCGAATATGTTAAAATACCTGTTACTAGAGATGAATTAACATATTTGCGAGATCTTCTTAGAACAAACTATGATGCTCAAGGTAATGTTATTACCAACAAACGTATGCCAAACACTATCGGCGGAGTTCCTCTTAGTAAGTTAATGAAAACTAATGACTTTGGCGGCAAAGGCGGTATCGGAGCCAAAGGCGAAGCAGAAGGTAAAGCTAACATAGGGCCTACTACAGAAGCAATGAAAGCTATTGCTATCTTTACTAGACTAGTTAATAGAAATAAGCCATCTATTGATGTTAATGATTGGCGTCGAGTTGCTAGCATTATGAAAGATAATGCAACAGATGTTCGAGAAAAAGGTAAAACTGTATCTACAACATCAAGCGAAATGTCTAAGAGAGTCTACGATGCTAGCAAGAAAGTTCAAGACATAATTAAGTTAAACATACAATTAAGCACACCACCTTTTCTACGTGCAGTTGATGTCAACGAAGCTGACAAACAAGCCTGGGGAACTCTACAGGGTATTATTAATTACGTAAATTCAGAATCGGATGTACAAAAATATAATAGATTCTTTACTAACAATAATAAACGAGATCCTTTAAACATTGGCGTAGTTGGTATAGGTGGAGACAAAGTAGACATTCTTGCTACTAGAACAGAACCAAACGGCGACGAAAGACCTTTAAGTCATTTAAGTATGAGTATTAAAGCTGGCAGTTCTATGTACGAACAATCAAGCGGTATGAATACTGAAGGTATTGAAAAACTCTATGATATATTAGGAATAGATCCTTTATCAGCAGCTGATGCTATGAGAGCCACAGGTTTTGTAAGCAAAGATAAGAAAAAAGAAGATACACCTGAACAAGCAAAGGCTCGAGTTGCAGCAGTTCAAGAAATTTATCAAATATTAGGTATGCAGTTAGAAACTTACATTAATTCAAAAAATGATAACGGTGAAGCTGACTACATTCAAACTTTTTTAGGTAAACTAAAAAACAGTATTCAAGGTGATCAACGATTAGTATATGTAAACTTTGATGCAAGAGGTACATATAATAAATTAAATCCGCAGGTTATTGATATTTTAGCCAAACATATCGATCTAGGTGTTACTGTAGATATGGAGTCTAAGTCTACACCTTATATCTATATCATAGATAAAATTAGCGGCAAACCTATTATTCACATACGATTAGCAATACTAAAATCGGGTAGAATGACTAATACATTTGAATTAGACTATCTACTAGATTTAGTGCGTGATGCGTTGAAAAAGAACAATGCTGCTACAGCTCAAACTCAGCAGCAACCAGCAGTATCTACTGATACTAAAACGCAACAACCAGCAGTATCTACACAAGAAAAACCTATTAATTTAGGCCCTACAGATGCAGAACCTGGTAAAGTACCTACAAAAACCAAAACTGGTCCAAAAAACAAACCTGTTGCAACAACACCTGTTTCGGATATTGAAGACGAAGCGCCAGTAAAAGTATAGTTTTATTCCTTTAAAGCTATATAAATAGCATACATGGAAATATTAGCACTTTTATTCCTTTTTCAAATCAAGCACTGGTACGCTGATTTTAAGATCCAAACCTACATGCAGACTGTTAAGAAAGGCGTGTGGTTAGATCCTATCGGCATAAGCCATACTGTTGATCATATCTGGACAACGTTAGTTGTTCTAATGATTTTTAATTTCTTTCATCCATTAAATGCATTTGTTATTGTTTTTATAGCTATAGCAGAAGGCATTTATCATTACATGATAGATTACACT